GATCAACTTTTGGTTGACCACTATCTACTATGTTTTGACTTGAAACTTGAACATCATACAACTTCATCTTAGCTCTATCAACACCTATAATAAATGCTCTGTTTAAACTAGGATCATTATATCTATTCTTTAACTGTTTAACTTTCATTTGACCTAAGGCTTCTAGTTCTTCACTACTGATTAAGGCAAACATGAAGTCTGCTGTTGCTGGTAAACCAAATGATTCTGAGGTATCTTCTAAACCAATATCTGTACTTACAAAACCAGTTCTAGTTGTTTGTGTTGCACTGAACACAGGAACATTAAACTCCACTGCAAGACCTCTAAGTTCTTCGGCGATTGCTTTAATTAAAAAGTAAGATGATATATTACCACCTTTGAAACGACTACTTGTACATATATTTAAATAGTCAATAAAAACTATATCTGGTCTAAATGATTTCTTTAACGCAAGTTCATTAAACAATGCTCTAAAGTGACCAGAATGAGCTGACGCTGTTGGATATTCTTTGATAATTAATTTACCTTTAGTTTTACCTCTAATCTTTTCTATCTTATTATCGTATAAATCTTTAGGCATTACATGTAAATCGTCCATAGAAACATCTAATAAGTTTGCGTCAATTCTTTCAGCAATCTTTTCTTCGGACATTTCTAAAGTGATATATAAAACATTCTGACCTTGAGCTAAAAAACTACTAGCACAGTGACACATAAACAAAGATTTACCAACACCTGTACCTGCAAGAGCAATGTTTAGTGTTTTAGGTGGTACACCACCTTTTGTAATCTTATTCATATAAGCTAAATCAAATTGATACTTCTTCTCTTTAGTATGGTAAAAGTCATATCTGCTTTCTGAATCTTCTATATAATCATGCCCTATGTGATTATCAAAACTAACTGCTAATGCGTCTGCAAGAATACTTGGTATCGCTTCAGGTGTTCTCTTGTCATCTTTCTTATCTAATATTTTAATACCATCTAATACAGCATTATGTACAGCTCTGTCTTTACAAAACTTTTCTGTATTATCAAACAACCATTGTAAATCTGGTTTTTCACTGTCCTGTGTAATAGTTTCTATAAGTTCTTTTATTTTAACTATTTCGTCACTGTTAATGTCTTTTCTTTGATTAAGTTCTATTAATATAGTTTCTTTTGTTGGTGGATTTTTATATTTGTTTACAAACTTATATATTTCTTCAAATACAATTTTCTCGTTTCTATTTGAGAAGTAATCTGGTTTTAAAAAAGGTAAAGTTTTTCTTACAAAATCCTCTGTATAGAATAAATTTCTTAATATTGTAAGTTCAATTCGTTCATTTGTCATTCAAAAATTCCACCTTTCCCTCTTTCAATTGTTTATCCAACAACTCTAATAGTATATCTCCAATATAATCTATAAAGTCTTGGCTAGTTGTATCCTTTTCCTCTGGATTCTTTAGTATATCATAATCAAACTTCATTGGCAACTGTCCTTGTTCATTTTCTTCAGGTGCAAATCCAACTTTACCATACTTGTAAACAACATTTAAATATTTGTCGTCAACAAGTTTTATGGCTGTAAAGTCAGCACCATCCGATTGAACAAAAAGGTATCGCTTTTTATTCTTGTTCGTCTGATCCGTATGTGAATTTTCGTCTGGTATACTCATCAATTATTTTTAAGTTTTCTTTGTTAAAATATTTTTCAGGATTCTCATTGATGGTTTTACCAAATACTTTAGAACCATCTGGCATTTCATATCTTGTAGATACTTTCTTAAATACACCAGCTGCTTCTCCAAGTTCTAACAGACCATAGTATTGGTCTAAACCTGTTTTGTATGTGAGTCTTACATCAATCATAGCATTTTCTTTTGTTAACCTTGATTTATAATTTTTACAATGAATAATGTTACCAATAACTTCGGTACCATCTTTTTCTTTTCTTTTACTTAAATAAACTATTGATGAAGCGGCGTACTTCAAACCTGAACCACCACCCATTTCTTTTTGAGGGAACATAGAACCAATAACATCATATGTGTGATTGGTCATTATCATAGGAACACCTGCCTTACCAAGTTTTAAAGTCAATACTCTAAATGTAGATTTAACTATTTGTGATCTAGTCATATCTCTTGTTTCTTTACCTGCGGCTGTGTCTTCCATTTCTTTTGTAGTAGATAACATTCCCAAACTATCTAATACGAACAACAAAGGTTTTCTTTTATCTTCTGGTTGTTCAATATACTTGTCTAAAATTTTTAAAGATTGAGTTCTAAATTCTTGCACTGTTGAAACTGGTACTACGACCATTCTAGTAGAGTCTACACCTCTAGTTTCAATCATACTTTTGGAGATTGCACTCTCTGATTCAAAATAAATTACACCTGCGTCTTTGTCTTTATCTAAAAATGCTTTTACAATACCTAATGCAAAGAAAGTTTTACCTGTTGCAGCTTCACCTGCAATAGCAGTAATCTTGTTTGCTGGCATTCCACCATAAATTGATCCTGATAATAGAGCATTAAAGGCATAAGATCCTGTGTCTATAAAATTTGTTACATCTGCTGTATCAACACCCTCACTAACTATTGTGGCGTATTCGTTACCTGTTTCTTTAATTATATCTTTTAAAAAGTTGCTCATATCAATATCTCCTTATTGTTTATAATATATCATACTTTATTGCCAGAGTCAAGCCTTTTTGCTTGTAAGACCACTGGTCTACCCTTTGGTTTTGTTAATTGAGGTACATCTGGAGGGTAAGTTTCATTCCATAGTCTATACTTCTCATCTTTAGGCACCCAATTCTTTGGTGGGTCTTCATATTCAATCGGGTCAATCTTCAACCACAGATTTTCTTTAAATTCTTCAACACTTACAGGACCAAACTGCGACATTAATCTATTGTCAAATTTTTGTGCCAGCTCGTCTAACTTTTCTCTATTGTATTCTATCTTGCGTTGATAGTCCCAATATTCTTTTAAATCTATATATAATGTTTCTGAAATTGCCATCACCACTATTTATCTTATTATATCTATGTTGCTATCTTTTGTCCAGATTTCAATATCATTTCTCAATCTGCCATCTTCTTTGATATTATTAAATCTTTTAGTAGCTAATTTTCTCCACCAATCAATTAATTCAACATCATTATATCTATCAAAGTTAGGTGCTTTAACAATCTTATCTGTTTTACCATTTACTATATCAATATAGTTTTCTATACCATAATTAGATACATAATATCTTTTACGTTCAGTTAATTTTTTAGCATTGTCAATTGTATCTTTAAATTTTTTTAAATCATCACCATCTAAAGTCTTTTTAATTAAACCTTGTATAGCTGTAGTAATTTTTAATTTTCTACTAGAGGCATCCTCTTTAATGAATACTCCGATTTTGTCTTCAACATAATTAAGTAAATCTTTAAATGGTTTACCATGTATCATAGGAATAAAATCACTATCAGTTAATCCTCTATTTTTTAACATAGGTTTCATACCATCATATTGACTAGCAGATTTACTATTACCAAATAAACTTGTGGTTTCGAACATACATAAATTCATATCATATTTTTTATTTAATTTTTCTCTAACTGAGTGTGAACAACACAAGGCAGCCAATAATTTACCACCAAGATAATTAAAACCAAAAGGTTGTGATGGTACGATTACAAATCCCATAATGGCAGTTTTATTAAATATTTTTAAATCAGGTACATTACCTAGTAAGATATTTCTAGGCCTCATATTAATAACAGGAGAACCAAATCTCATAAAACCAACATATGTATTTGTATTTTTTTCTTTTACTGCTAACTTTAAACTTTTACCAGGAATACTTACCATATTACTGTGACTTGAAATTAAATTAATACAAGTATCCCATGTGTGGTTATCTAGTTCAACTACTTCTAAATCCATATCTTCAGGTGACATGGTAAAATCACTAAACAATTCGTTTTCTAATCCCATACCAGGAAGAGCAGTTGGTATAGATTCAATCTGAGCCATCTTTTGATCTCTCATATATTGGTCAATTCTAGTAAATTGGTCAAAATAGTTTGAGAATACATTGGCACAATATAGTGCTTCTTCTCTATTCAGGCTTTTCATTATTCATTTTCCACAACATTAATATAGGTAAAGTATAACACATAATTATTAAAAAGGCAAGTATCAAGTATGTCACACTTCATTACCCCAATAGTCCCAACCTTTTCTGGTTTTCTTTCTGGCAAATAGTTCAATATATGGCCCTTCCACAAGTCTTTCTATATCTTCATGTAAAAGTGGTTTTTCGCTATGTCTTCCTCTAGGAGCTATCACTAATTGTTTTACATCTTTATTAATTCGTTTTGGTTTACCTTTCGTTGCAAGTAAACACATTTCAGGATTGCCTCTGGTCCAGTATCCTAAACCTGTAAACATTCCTAGTCCATGTTTATTTTGTTTTGCCCATGTAAACCCTACTGTTTTATATTTAAATCCCCATGCGTCTATCACTTTGAGAGCTTGATCTAACATAGGGTCACACACCCACATTAATAATACACAATTCTCTTTTGCAATATTATTTACAGGCAGATTACATATATCTTTTAATGTCATACAGCTATAGTGTTGTTCAGGACTTCTATCTTTACCTTTGTTAGAATATGTCCTAAATGACCAAGGAGGGTCAGCATAGATTACGCTATATTTTTTACGAATATCCATATTGTCAACATTATAATAATAAATTTTTTAGTATCTATTGGTGTCATTGCAAGTCTTTGGCCCATTTGAAAAAATATAAAGACAGTAAAGTATAGAAGTATTAGAGAATTTATCATCCAAAAAATGCCTCCAAATTTGCTTCTGGTTGATGTTTCCAATTGATAGCCTGTAAGATAAATCTCATAGGATCAAGGAAAGTCTTTTCAAATTGTGTTTCATAATCTATATATTGTTGTAGTTTAAATTCTGGTGGAAGTTTAGTAATATAACTTATCACATCAAATTTAAATGGATTAGCCTCTACTAGTTTTAAAAACTTAAGCTTATCTCCTTCTTGTATTAAAGGATACTTTCTACTTAGATTAAATTCTTTCAATTGATGATTATATATAAGAGCACCTTTAACATGAATAGGTGTTCCTTTAATAAAGATATTGTTACTATCTTTATACTTTTTCATATTGTTACATGATCTAGGAAAAGATATTTGTTCAGCTGACATTTGAAAAAACTCTTTTTTAAAATCAGCAATAAGTTTGTGTAAATCTGTTTCTTCTTTAGACATGATTGTTCTAATCGCTTCTTTAATCTTACCTCTACAAACTTGTGGTGTTGATGACTTGACAGCTTCAATACCCATAATCTTTAATTTAGGATCCGATAGTCTAACGCCTTCTTCATCTAATACGTTTAACATATATCTTTTCTTTGCAACCCATATACCTTTGTTGGCAATAACTTCTCGTTTCATTACCATACAGTTTTTAAATGCGTTAGTATAATCGGCAAGTTCGTCAAAACACTTTTCTAAAAAAGGTTCTATTCTGCTATCGACAACTTTATCTAAAAAGTTACATATCTGGTCATCTGTTTTACCCTCGCAAGTTTGACTAACAAGTTTGTCAAGTGTAACATAAATTGAATCTGTATCTGAGGCAACAATATAATCATGTTTATCATGTGTCTTTAATATTTTATTTAAATATTCATTTACTTTACTTTCAATAAACCTAATAATGAATTGACCTGCTGTAGTAATAGCACTTGCTTGTCTTACATCATAGTATCTAAAGTATTGATTACCAACTGCACCATAAGCTGAGTTTAAGGCAATCTTTCTTGCCCACTGAATATTATGACAACGAGATATTTCTCTAACAAGTTTAGGGTCTTTTGTCTTTTCATATTCTTTCTTAGCCTTTAACATTCTTTTCTTGTAGATAACTCTTTCATTGTACATTGTTTCCATCATTTCAGGTAAGAAACCTTGGTTATCTGTTTTAAATTTTGCACCGTTTGGTGTAATACATGCACCCTCTGTTTTAAGATATGTTAGAGGTGTTGTTTGATCTAACATTTTATTTACAGATATTCCTGCTGGACTTTCGCCTAATATTTTCTCTGGTGAAATATTGTATTGTATAATAATATGTGGATATAGTGAGTTAATATCAAATGAAACTACCCATTTATGTTGACCAAGTTTAGGGTCTTTTACATAAGCGCCTTCGTATTTTTCATTCTTATAATTATCTTCTCTAGGAGGAACACAAATATTCTTTTTCATTAAATGATTGGCAATCAAAGTGTCCCATACTCTCACTTGTGAAAATATATCACCATAGTTTACTTTACTTTCATATGCAACAGTTAAAGATAAGTCAATAAGACCTAACTTGTCTTCTAAGCCATCAACAATCTCAACGTCTTGTATATTATAATCAACAAATGATTGAAAGTCTTTTGTATACCAATCTTTAAATGTATCATATGGCATATCGTCTTTACCACGGCCAAGTTCTAACTGACCGATAAAGTCGAGTTTATAACTCTCTTGTCTTTGTGGTATAAACCACTGATACAAGTCTAAGTAGTCTAAGTTTGTAATACCTTTTACATCATAGACAGTTTTAGGTCTGCCTCTTGCCATAATAGTATCTCTTTGTATCAAACCCCAAGGTGACATTTTGTTTGCAACTTTATCACCAGCTATAAGAGTAATCCTACCCATTAGATATGGTAAGTCAAAAAATTTAGTATTCCAACCAGTAATAATATCAGGATAATTTTTAATCCAAAAAGTCATAAACTCAAACATTAACTGTTTTTCATTTTTACATTTAACATAAGTTATATCAGGTCTATCTGTTTTAAAATCACCAACACCCCAGGTTATAATTTGTTTGTTAGATTGATTTTTTACAGTAATACAAAGTAGTTCTTCAATAGGATTTTCTACGTCAGGAAAACCATTTTCACAAGTAGTTTCTATATCAAGTGTAAATATTTTTATATAATCTTTAGACCATTTAATGTCCTCTGGCCATTCTTTACCAATGTATTGATAGTGGTATCTTTCTAATCCGTAAATGGGAGAGTTTTCTGTTGCTGTATATTTTTTAAACTTTCTAGCTTCGTCAATAGAATTAAATGTAATAGGTTTTAAAAATTGACCTTGTAATGTTTTGAAATCTGTTTCTTGTTGAGTTAGGGCATACAAAGTAGGACTAAAGTTCATCTTATCTTTATAGTCTTTACCATCAAGTACACCTCTAATAAGAAGTTTGCCTCTGTGTTCTATTACATTTTTATAAAAGTTCATTATTTCCTAAGTAAAGGGTCATCAATTAAATTCACAATAAGACCATCATGTTCAGGTTTTAAAACAATCTGACATGCTAATCTACTACTGCCATCTTTAAAATGTTTTTCGTATTCTAACAACTCAATCTCTGGTGTATTATAATCTATTTTGCCTAATTTGTCAAGCCACTGGTCGCTAACATGTATATGACATGTAGCACAAGCACAACTACCACCACAATCTGCTGGTATTTCGTGTATATCTACTGGTGAGTGAAACTTGGCAGCTTCCATTAGAGTCGTGTTCTCAGGAACCTCAACTCTAATTTTAGAGCCGTTTCTTACAAAATAAACTGTAATCATTAATCAGTTATTAATTTAGGTTTTGCAGCCTGAATAATACCTGATCCTACATTTGCGTTGTATGAATTTAAAATATCAGCTTTCGGTGTTACCTCTGCCATAATTTTAGTTTTATCCATTTCAACTGTTGTATCATCTGAGTAAGGCATGTAAGCTGTCATTTGTAATTGAACAGGTCCGCCTGGTTGTTTTTGCATTGGAATAATCACAAATGGTTTTTTTAAGTGATACACCTCTGCTGATGATTTTTCTGATTTGCCGGCGATTAAGTCTTCGCCTGTTTGTAGTCTAAAGATTTTCACATCTGACATAATATTCTCCTTTAGTTATATTTTCCGTACGACAAGATAATTCTTGGTGTCATACCTATTGCTGTGTGTGTGACATTTTTTGGTATATGTAGTAAATCTCCAGGACAAACTCTATATTCTTTGCCCTCTAAATTATAAACTGTTTCACCATGAGCACCTATAATAACAACATCATAATTATCCTTATGGGTTACACTCACATTGCCCATTTTAAATCCTGCAAATAAAAATAAATCTGCATTTAAATTTTCTTTATTAAAGTTTTTTTGGCAGTAATCAAACAAGCTGTGAAACATAGGGTCTTCTTGTACACCCTCTACTTTTATTACAGAATTAAAAATATACTCATTCAAATAGTTAGACGCAATAATGGATTTTAAATTACCATTATTCATAATCTTACTAAGTGTATTAAAGTCAATAGGCCTTTTAAAGTCTATTCTTTTCGGAAAAAATATCTCATCCATAATAACTACATTATAACAGGTTATACAAGAAAAGTCAAGCTATTTCTCGTCATTGTCTTCTTTATCTGGTTCAAAACCAACTTTATCTTGTTTTCCTGTTTTTTTAATCGGTTTCAATCTTCTACTTAATACGAAAGTTCTATTAGGATTGACACTAATATTCATTAATCTCATTAAATCTCTGTTTACAAGTAAATCAGAGCCTGATCTAGGTCTTTGGTCTAAACCAATCTCTACATCTTTATATGTAAAACCATTAAATGTTAAGTCCATTAATATAGTTGGTCTAATCTCTGATGGTTCGTTTGAAGCGTTTGATCTAAACA